GACAGCAAGACAGGCAAATGCTGGCCGAGCAACAAGCAGGTGGGGCAACTCACCGGACTCAACCCGCAAACCGTTTCTAGGGCCATCAGCAAGCTCTCACGGCGCGGGTTAATCACCTCCCGCAGACGACACAACAAGAGTAGTGTCATCTCGGTGACTGAAATGTAGCGAGGATCAACCTATATCGGTAACTATAATTATTCTAATTAATTAATTAACTAATTAACTTCTATATTAGTTTGACTGTGAGTACTAACCAAGATGTTTTACCCTTCTCGGTAAAATATTAACCAAGATTTAAAAAAAAATACAACCAAGATGAAAAAGAAATCAGAAATTAAACCAAATCTTCCTGATCTGGAAGAAATACAAGAACTTTTACGCAAAAGAGATAAGCGTACTATGTTTAGTGGCCGTCCCAGAAAATGGCAGGACGGTGAGCAGGTGCGCCTATCAACACGCGTCAAACCAAACACCCTCATTTATTTAAAAGGGGTGAGCAAGGATACTGGCACCAGCATTGGCGATATTATCGACAAGATGGTGATGGAACCGAAGGGCTAAATGATTAAATACATAAACATCCTAGGCTCCGAATGGAGTGTGTTCTGGTTCGACAATGAGTTGCCTAATGGCAGCGACGACTGGGGGTTATGCTATAAAGACAAGCGTCGCATTGAAATTGTACGAAACAACATACATGGCTGTGAAGCTGACACATTTTTGCACGAAATAATGCACGCCATCTGGTATGAGTATAAGAGATCGAATCGCGAGACAGAGGAAAACGCTGTGGCTGTGTTATCGGCTGGTCTTATAAATATTTTTAAGCACAACCCGGAGGTTCTTGCCTACCTCACAACGAATTTAAAAAACGGTGACCCAGCTACCTGATCTGAGAATTTAATTGGGGCACAAGCCCCATTAACTAAACATAAAACCAAAAACCAAGAACAAAAATGAATAAATCAGAATATACTGTAACAGAAATTAACAAGCAGAGAGACACACTTACAGAGTATGGCCATCTCTCGATTCATATTGAAAAAATAACACCCGCAAGAGCATCAAGGATGCTGGCAAAAAGCGGTGAAGAAGCTTTTCAATTGGGTTGGAGAAACCGACCATTGAACAAGAAGTGGGTCGACGCTATTACCGAAGAGATGAAACGCGGTCGCTGGAAACCAAACGGTAAAGCCATCCTTCTTTCTAGGGAAGGCATCATTGGTGACGGCCAGCACCGGGTGAACGCGATTATTAAATCGGGGGTCACTATATATGCTCACGTCTACCATTGTGGAGACCTTGAGGATTTTGCTACGTGGGGCTGGGTTAAACCCAGAACATTAGCTGATGCCTTTTGCTCAGGCGATGAGTGGATGGCAAACGGTGCGGCAAAAGCAGGATTGGTTAGTGCGTTTGTAGCACTACGTGATGCACAAGCGGGAAAACCTAGAAGGGCTAGAAAACCAAGCCATACAGAAGGGTGGGAGATATGGAAAGATAACCCGGACTTGTTGGACAGTTTTGAATTCTGTCGTTCAGTCGGAGCAGTAAAGTTCACCAATAATCAGGTGTATAAAGCATCAAAGCTTTATGCCTGTCATTGTATGTTTGCCCGTATCGCTGGCAACGATGAGGCTGATGATTTTGTTCGCAAATTAACATCCGGTGTCGGTATAATCGAGCGAGATCCTGTTTATATCTTACGTGAAAAGTTGTTTAGATTACAAAGTGAATCCTCATACCTTCGGGTTCAAGGCACAAAAGGCTTAGATACATTAGAATACAACTACGTAATCTACGCATGGAATAAAACGAGAGAAGGAAAAAAGATAGATCGAATTCTTCTTGGTCCAAATAAAACTACCAAGATGATACAAATAAAATGAACGAAGCAAAGAGTCCCCAACAAATCAGGCAAGAACTTTCCCGGCGTATTGATAGCCTGATGTCCGAACTGTTTCCCGCTGCGAAGCGGGAGGCAGGGGGGAAGTATAGCATGGGAAATTTTCAGGGTGATAAGGGACACTCCACCTCTGTTTTTAAAAACCGGAACAACTCTGTATACCTAGCTAAAGATCACTCAACAGATGAGAGTATAAACATCTTGGAATTGGTTCACCGAATTCTTGGTGGATCGTTCAGCGAAACCATGCGGTGGGCACATAAATTCTGTGGGTATGAACAGATCCGCACGCTCAAGATTGACCTGCCGAAGATCATTCAGGTGGAGGACGAACCTTTACGTGGCACAGAGGTGGCTCGTTACATGTTACAGGAGCGCAAGATCAATGAGCGCACTCTCAACCAGTTCAAGGTGTTCCAGAGCATCAGGAACGGGGCAACATGGTGGGGAGCACCCTACTACGACGAGGATGCGCATTGCCGGATGATGAAGTATACGAACCTAGCCCGCACCGGAACTCGTAAACAAATTTATTCAACCCAGCCAGTATTTAACACTGCCTTTGGGCTGCACCTTCTCACCGAAGAGGACAAATCTATTATAATTTGCGAAGGCGAGATTGATGCTATGTCAATTTATCAGATACAAAACAAAGATAAAATTCCTGTTCTCAGTGTTCCAAGCGCGAGTAATCATAGCTGGATTGAAAATTGTTACTCCAGCCTGTCGACAATGGAAACAATCTACATTGCCAGTGACATGGATGACGCTGGTCAGAAAATGTTTTTAATTCTCTCAAAGAGGCTGGGTGTCGAGAGGTGTAAGCGAATAGAAATCCCCAACCCTCACAACGATGTAAACGATTGGTTGTGTAAGGACCACCCCGGTGACGATGATTTACAAAAGCTTTTAAAAGAAAGCAAAACCTGTCAGTCGGAAAGTTTGGTGAGACCTTCTTCATTTGTTTTGCAGATGCAGGATTGCGTCACCCGTCAGGAGCAGGAACGAGAGTGGAAGAACTGGTGTTTCCAAGATATGAATTTATCCCTACGTCAAGGTGAGTTGTTCACTATCATTGGCATACCCGGTTCAGGTAAGAGCCAGCTCGCGTATCAATTCGCTAATTTCCTAGCAGACAATGGCACCAAGCTGATGTTCATCTCGTTTGAAATTCCAATTGAATCGATGATGCTACAGCTCGCCCATCAAAAACTCGGTCGTGAACCGAAACACGAAGAGTGTGCAGAGGTTGCAGAAATTTTAGGCGAGCATATGTATTTTGTTGATGACACACTCTTCCGGAACAACAAGACTTGGGATGGACTCAGAGATGAAATAATTTTGGCTAAAAAGAAGTATGGAATCGGTGTAGTATTCATCGACAGCTATGCTTACTTGGCCCCTAAGATGGGGTTCGAAATTCAGTCTCAAATATCAATGGACCTTGCCCGCACCGGGATTAAAAACGAGGTGAGCATAGTTCTATTAGCTCACGCTGATGCAAAGACCAAGGATGCTGGTGGTACCCGCTACCCGCCAACAAGCCCCGGTAACATCCTCGGTGCTCAGGAACTGAGTCAGGCCAGCCACACCATTTGCTCCATGTGGAGGAACGTGGAAAAGGAAATGGCTATGTCCAGCGACTCACAGGACAGGAAAGAAAAGTTTGCAAAGCAGGGAGATGCCATTTTTTCTGTATTCAAACAAAGAAATAGCGGAGATAATTTTTCAAAAGATTTGTGGTTCAATAAAGAAACAAGAATGTTTCAAACCACACCCATCGAGACTGATGTCAGCCCAGTAAAAGGCGCATGGTATCTCGATGAAAATACCAAATAAAATAATCATGGAACTAAAAACAATAACCAGCGCAGAGCTGAAAAGTGATAAAGCATATAGAAATAAATATGGTACCGATCTATGGGCGTTTGATATAGCGTTCGAGGACGGAGCCGAGGGTATAGCAAACGGAGCATCCACCTCACCACCATGGGCCAAAGGAGGCACTTTGGTTGAGGCTACTGACTCCACATACAAAACCAAAGATGGTAAAATCATCTGGCGTCTCAAAATTCCCAACGACTATGACGATGGGAAGCCTGATGCAGGTGGTTTTGTTGTAACAAAAAGCTCGACCGGAACCTCGACAGGGTTCTCTCGTCAACAGGACAGAGGAAGGGAAATTGCTATACAAGCCTGTATTAATCAGGCGTGTAGCGCGACCGCTCAAAGCCCTTACTACCGCGAGAATGGATACAATGAAACATTCAAACAGGTGGTGTATGAGATGGTTAAGGATCTACTTGAAGTTCGCGATGCCATATCAAGTGGCAGTGAGTTGACAGTAGATGAAGATCCCTATTGACACATCCTACAAACTCTCTACAATGTTGGAGAGTTAGATTAGGGGAATGGGGTGCCCCGGCTTAGGCCGGGGTTCCTCTTTTTAAAGTGATGCCATACAAAGATCCACAAAGGGCCAGAGAATACAAAAAGGCATGGCATTTACGTAACACTTCTAAAAAAAGAAAATGGTTAAATGAATACAAAAGAAACAAACCATGTTCTCGCTGCGGAGAAACTTACGAGCCTTTGTGTATGGACCTGCATCACATTGATCCTGAAAACAAAGTGTCAACCATCAGCTTGATGATACAAGGAACTCATTCATTAAAAGTATTAAAAGAAGAGGTGGCGAAGTGTGAGGTCATTTGCTCCCACTGTCACCGACTTCACCACTATAAGGAGACAAATTAAATCATGGCACATTTTTATGAAATTACAAGCAAGCACAGTGCATTCTTCCGGGAAGACATTGAGACCGTTCCTCAAGCGAGAAAAGAGTGGCTAACCTCTGGCAAAAAGATAGTGGCTTCTGTCACGGAAAAGCTCAAGGTGTTCCCTAATCTGTTCTTCGCAAACTGGCGCGTAAGAGAGGCTATAAAAATAGCGAAAAAGTTTCCAGACTTAGAGGATACTATTATTGTAGAAATGCTTTGGGGAACAAGAGAACATCCGGTTACCGGGGAGGAAACAGGCAGTGGTATTTGGGGGACCGAATGCCACTCACAACTTGAGCTTGCCATAAATAACAAATGGGAACCAAACGAATGGAAACCATTTGTTCAACCATTCATTGATTGGACAAGCAAAAGAGATTTTGAGGTGCTGGCTACCGAAACCATTATAGCTAACAACACCCCTTCATTCAATACCGCCGGAACAATAGACCTTCTGGCCAAGATCAATGGTAAGGTTGCGCTTTTTGACTACAAAACGAGAAAAGTTTCCAGCGATGGGGATATAAAAAGGAAGACACGGCCAACCGATGCAATGCAACTTGCGTCAGAAAGCAATATGGTTAAGGCAATGATGCACCTTGATTACAATCCCAGCATCTACACTGTTATCATAGACACTGAGACCGGTAACACATATGTTAAAGAATGGACCGACAAAGCTTATGAAAAAGCTTTGAGCGATGCGATTAGCTGTTTTACATTTTACGATGACATCGGTGGCCTGTGAAAGAGGTTGCAATTCAATCTTGGCTTAGGGAAAAATCTAAAAATCTTTCCCGGTCTCTTGGTCCATTAAAAAATAGTATTGAAAAAGGGGCTGGAAATGAAGCCGGGTTTATTGGCGAACATATAGCCTTAAAAGTTTTGGGAGGCAAGCTGGTTAATACATATGACTATGACCTGATAACCAAGAAAGGTATTAAGGTGGATGTAAAAACCAAGAGGACAAAAGTTAAGCCCCAACCACATCACGAATGTTCCATTGCAGGTTTTAATATAAACCAAGAATGCGACTACTACGCGTTCGTCCGGGTTGATATGAATTTAAATAAGGCTTGGTGGCTCGGTGTATGCTCAAAGAAAAGATATTTTGAGGATTGCTATTTTCTACGCAAAGGTTACTATTGTGAGAATAATAAATTTACAGTTAAGGCCGATTGTTTTAATTTAAAAATAGAAGAGCTTTGTGAAACAGTGGACTGAGGCGCGACTACGAGCATTCGTTATAGGGGGTATGCGGAGAATGACATCTCGGTGGGGACCAAAGTATTCAGTGCTAAACAAAGCCTTTGTTAAAGATCAAATTAATCCAAAGACTAAACGAAAAAGAAAAATGTATAGGTGTGCATTAACGACCAAGCTTTTCCCGGCATCTGAGATGCAAGTAGATCACATTGATCCTGTCATACCGGATAGATGGGGGCGCAAAACCAAATGGCTCGGCTACAATTGGAACGAACTTTTACCGCGCCTGTTTTGTAGCGAAGAAAATTTACAAGCCGTGAGCAAAGCAGCTCACAAAATTAAAACCCAAAAAGAAAATGAAAAACGAACCGATAAAAAAAGAGGATAGGAATAAACACTATAGGAACGTGTTCTATTTTTGCAAAAGCGTTTCCGAAGACTTCGCCAATCTGTGTGGCGTGGAAATGGAAACGCTGGTAAGCAAAAACCGGAAGCGTATACCAACCACGGCGCGACAATTAACTATGTATGCTTTAACCAAACTCGGTATCGATGGTAGGTACATCTGCTGGTTCTTTAACCGAGAACGCACTTGTATTTATCACAGTTTAAAAAGCGCGAATAGTATTCTCGATC